GCTCATCAAAGATATGGAGCTCGTCGCCCAGTTTCCGAGCAAATACCCAGGCCATTTTGCTGACGTTGAAATCAGCCCCAACCAGCACTTGAGCACCAGGCCCAAACGCACGGTCGCACGGCTTGACGTGGATATCACGCTGGAACTGGTAAACTGACCCCTCAAGCCGCACGAACTCACCGCTGAGGTACTGGCGCACCAACGCCTCTGGGTACCTAGCCAGCATCGTCTCAATGTACTCTTTTGGCAGAAACGGATTGTCAAACGTCCTGGCTTTATAGATAGCAGTGCCCGGTGATGGCTTCTCGACGAGTGCCTCATGCAACCAGTTGAAACCCTCCGGTGTACCCGTCAGCCCAATCTGCCGCACCACTGCCCGAGGATCACGCACCCGGGCGATAGTCCTATCATACACCTCAGCATCCATCTGCCCCGGCTCATCAAGCAAAGCATGCCCTGCGTTGAAACCCACCAAACGCTCTGGCTTGTCGCCGGAACGCATGTAGATTTCATGCTCCCTGCCCTTGCGCCGAAAGGTGATGATATTATCGCTTCGATGCCAGTTGTAGGGGATGCCAGTCTCCTCAAAAACCTCACGAAAGGTGCGAACGGCAATATCACGAACCATCGGATAGGTAGGTGCAACGTAAAGGCCAGCGCATGGCCAGTTTCTGGCCCCTCTATCAATGAGCCACAAGATGCCCGCCCTGGTTTTCCCTCCACCGTACCCCCCGATGAGGGCTACCACCCTGTTTTCCACGTCACGCAGAAAATCAGCCTGGGCAGGTAGGACAGATAGCCTCACCTCACGGCTCATCGTCATCCTTTGGCATTGCTGAGGCTGGCACCCACAAAGGCACCCAATCCTCTGCTTCCATGGCCTGTGGCGAGATTTCCCGCTGGTCCAGCCCTAGATACTTGGCCCGTCGATCCTGTATTTTCAGCACACGATCAATGGCCGATACATCACCCCGCCTGGCCTTGTCCCATAGGCCAAGCAGCATGGAATCAAGTCGGTCAAGCTCCAGCTCCAAAACCTGCTCGGCACTTTCCTTGACCTCCAGCCTCAGTGCATCCATCGCCCTCGTCACACAAAGGGCAGCCCCTGAATGGCTGATTTTCAGTTTGTCGGCAATCTGCTGATACGTTGCACCAGCCTTGCGGAGCTCCAATGCCTCACGGTCCTTTGCCCTCGCCTGTGCTTGCAGCTTGCTATTTTTTGGCTGCTTACCACGTGGCATCATCGGCCTCCATTAAACAATTCATGGGCAAGCCGGCCCAGTTACATTCCAAAACAAAACAAGACCGTTACCATGTTTTCTGCTGCATATATCCCACGCCTTTGCGTCATAATGTGGGCATGAAGGGAACGGTGGTTTTTTCTTAATAGCCTTTGAGAATGGCAGTCCAGATTCATGTATTTTCGCACCAGATACTTCCGCCGGCGTAAGTTTTCTTCCAACCTGCACAACATGCCTTTTCGAATCAGGCCATGCTAGGGCAAGCGCCCTTGCAAGAACCCCAGACCCGCTTGCACACCATACCTCATCTGGCTCTATTCCTGTTGATTTGGCAGCGTTAGAGATTACCTCTATCGCCTCTGGCAGATCAACACCAAATGGAGCCAGTTTCGCCCCAGTCCTTTTGCAGTATTCCCTCGCCCTAGCCTGGACAACGCACAGATAGCCATTTGGCACCTGCATCACTTTGGCACCAAGTCTCTTTGCCTCTAATGCCCTATTGTGAGGCTGCTTTCTTTTTGCAACAAATATTGTTGCCTTTTTACCTAGAACTGCAGCCGTATGTGCCAATGCAGTCTGCGCTCCACCCTCTGCGGGTGTTGCATACACAACTTCATCTGCGTCAGAATATAGGTGATGAAGAAACCTTGCCTTTGTTCCACCACGGAACAAATCATCCCTCACGACCGCTATGCCTTGATGATATGATATAATCGGGACGCTCACAGCTCCTCACCCAGGTCTGAGTTTTCGTTATCGGGTATTTTCACCTCAACAGGACCACAGGCTTCGGTGGCTTTTTTGCCACTTCCCTTGACAAAAACAAGAACATTTTGATGTGTTTTTCCTAGCTTCCTTGCGCTGGAAAAATGCCTGCCAGCTCTAATGGCCAGACTCCCAATAGATGTGACAAGAACGGCCTCATTGTAATAGTTTAATCCAGCAGCCCTGAACGCTTCAACCGTATCCCCAACAAAGTTACGGTAGTTTCCTTTCTTGTCCCTCACATCACCAACAACAAAGCAGGCAAATCTATTGTCCTTTAGCCTGCTGCAAGACTTTTTTATTATCTCAAAATACGCATCCCTAAAATCATCATATTTCAGTGTTGATAGGTCTTTTGGGTTGTCACTGTAAACTTCTAGGTCCGCATATGGGGGGCACGAAAAAACAAAGTCCGCATCAACGTCTCCACATATCTTGTCTATGTTTCTACTGTCTGCGGTATGCCATACCGGCATTGGGTCATCACATATGATATCAGCCTGAACCCTGTTTGCTGAAACCTGCTCTTCCCTTAGTTCAACACCTACATATTGTCTGCCGAGCTTTGATGCAACTATTCCACGCACAGATCCGCCAGCGAATGGATCGAGAACCACTCCACCAGTTGGGCAGAACCAAATATATGAAAGCTCGCAAAGAACTGGATCGAATATAGATGTTCCAGACGAATATGAATCAGGGCCTTGATACCAATCACGTTGAAATTCTTCTCTTGTCAGCTCTCTGCCAGCCAGCTTTTCTGCCTTTTGTTTTTTGAAGTAATATGCCGGATCATTCCCACTATCGCTCTTCATAAACACGCCATTAACGTGCTCTTTGCGGCCATCTATTTTTTCCTTTACGCCGGAATCAGCCACAGACTCCTTACCCATCAAGCCTTGACCATAAGTTGCCGATTTTGGTTTAGTCATTATTCTCACCTCGGCCCAGCTCGCTTTTTATTCCAAGAGCCAACCATGCCCGCTTGCGATCTTGCCACCATCCTTCCCTGGCGTTTAATACAGAAAATGGGGCAGCACCAAATCTATCTGATAAACTGCTATTTGGCTCATTTTCAGTTTGCGAATCTTCTGCCTCGTGTGACTCTTGAGGCAGCAAATCATCCAGCTTCAGCTCAGCAAAATCATCAGGCCCAATCCCATCACGTATCTCTGTCAAAAGCCCTGCGATGGTGTCGTCAAACTCTCCGCTAATGTGTGGGTTGTTCAAGGCCACATTAAGGGCCTTTTCCTCAACCTCATCCAGGTCCACCCACACCACGGGTACCTCTTTGACGCCCATCTTCTTGAGTGCCGCAACCCTCTGATGACCACCAACGATGTACCCGGTACGACGATTGGCCACCACCTCCTGCACCACACCCCACCGCTCCAGGCTCTTGCTCAGACCAGCCAGGGCCTCACCGCTAATCTGCCTTGGGTTGTATGGTGCCGCTTTCAGCGATGAGATTTTGACAACCTCACGATCCATGATTTGCCTCCAAAAGAAAAAGCCCCCATCACTGAGGGCCATCTTAGTTCACTTGTCAACCCCGATCAATCCCAGTTGACCACATCACCCTCCACAGGCCGATTCCAAGTCTCCTCAGCCTGCCGCTGCTCCTCCGCAAAGTCCTGTGCCCCAACCAGCCCATACAACACCAACGCCACCACACCAATCACCAATGCCAAGCCGGTCTCTCTGTTGCTCTGCCACATATCACCAGACCTCCTCGACATTGAATACCCCACGCACCAGCCAAAATCCATTTTTGAGCTCCACTTTCAGCTCCAGGGGCTCCACCGACACACGCATTGTCAGATCATCCCCCAGGTCCTTTCGGCATATGAGCACCCCGTTTTCGTCCTCACCGGGCAGCCAGCCAGCCTTGTATGGCACCCGGATATTAATCTCAACTATATCCTCCTCTAACGTAGGGATAGGCGTTGTGTCCCACCCGTTATCTGTCACCCCCACAAAGATGCCAGCCACGGCATCCTGCAATGCCTCGTTTACGCTATCCCAATCTACCGTCTTGCTCTCAGTCATTTCCCACCTCCACACTCCAACCCCACCATCGCCTTGCGGATGGACCGTAGGCTGTATTTTGCGCCATCCGGCGTCTCATCTGGCAACATTGCCAGCAGCCTCCTAGATGCCTGCTCCTTGTTTTGGCTTTGCTTAACTGCGTGCAGCATCTTCTGATGCAGCCCATCATCACTCCGAAGCCACAAAGAGACATTCCAGGCATCCCACGAATGATATCCATTGTACCCTCTAGCCATTTTTTCCTCCGTACATCCTGAGCATGTCTCGGTGATACCATGCTATTCCCAACCTCTGCTTTGCAGCAGCCAGCTCGCTCTTGAAGATCTCACCCCGTGCCTGCCAACGCCTGCATTCCTCCAAGTGCCTACGCACCTGCCTTGATAGAAAATCCTTTTGCGCCTTGTTCATCCCACCACCTCACCCAACTGAGGGCCACCGTAGCCACTCATTCGCCTTGGGTTGACCAA